AGCAACTAATCCTGCAGGAAACTCTACTAATAGCACTACAACTGCCGCTAGTTAAATAAATATATTAAGGAATAAAAATGGCAACATACAATGGATTTAGTACTATCAACGCTAATAAGCCTAGATCAACAGGGCTAACTCCAGGTACGGGTGGCGGTTACGGATCTACTACACAGCCTGTTATTCCTGGCAAAAAGTTTAAACTAACAAACGAGCAACTAGTTATTCAAGACTTTTTGAATGCACTCAATATTCAGCAAGGACAAAAAGTAGGACAACCTGGATATGGAACTACACTGTGGTCGTTTATCTTTGAGCCTAATACGGCTGACACTCAATTTCAACTACAAGATGAAATACGTAGAGTAGCTAGCAGTGATCCTAGAATCATTCTTAACTCAGTTAAAGCTTTTCCTAAAGAAAATGGCATATTGATTGAGGTAGAACTAGCGATAGCTCCGTTTAATAACGCACAACTTCTAAGCGTTTTCTTTAATAACTTAACTAACGTAGCAGCCATTCAATAATCAAAAACCGAGTATTTTCTTAATGATAAATACTTGAGAGAGATTACTTATGGCTACAAGTTCACGACAATCAGCAATATTCGGCGTCAATGACTGGAAAGCAATTTACCAGACATTTCGTGAGGCCGACTTTAAAAGTTACGATTATGAAACATTACGTAAAAGTTTCATAGATTACTTACGTGTATATTATCCTGAAACCTTTAACGACTTCATTGAATCTAGTGAGTTTGGATAGTGTTATTAAGCTAGCTAATTTAATCAGCTATAATGCTAAGAGAAACTTAACAGCACAAGGTTATATTAAAGTAACCAGTATACAAACCACAGAAGATATCACTGATATCAATGGATTCAACTTGAGCAATGTTCCAGTATTATGGAATGATCCGGCTAACTCTAACTGGTTGAATCAATACAATACCATTGTAAATGCAACGTTAATCAATAGTCAACGTGTAGGTCGCCCAGGAAATTCTGCACAATTATTGGGTGTAAAAACTGACGAATATACAATGAATATTCCAGGTGGCAACTTACCAGTTGTTCCTTTCTCTGCGGTTGTTAATAATCAAACAATGAATTTCGAACTTGTTAGTGTTACTAGTCTAGACCAAGACTATGTTTACGAAATTCCACCTGCACCAACAGGTAAAATGAACATGTTATATCGTAACGACAAATTAGGTTACGGTAGCCCAAATACAGGATTCTTCTTCTACTTTAAACAGGGAAGATTACAAAGTTATGACTTTAATCTACAACAACAAATTAGTAATCAAGTTGTGGATATAAGTGATATTCAAGGTGTTAACAACACTGATACATGGTTGTTCCAACTAAGTACAGACAACACCAGCGTAGTAACAAGAACACTATGGAAAGAAGTAGAGAACGTATATGCTGATGCGTACCTACAAACAGAAACTAGTGGTAAGAAAATTTTCTCAGTAGTATCACGCTATAATGACCAAGTTAGTTATAGTTTTGGTGATGGAGTATTTTCTGAGATTCCAGTAGGGACGTTTAGATCATATGTTCGTGCAGGTAATGCATTGACATATACTATTGATCCAACTGAAATGCAAGGTCTAAGTGTCACAATTAATTATATTAGTAGAGCAGGACGAACAGAAGCACTTACATTAGGATTAGAATTACAATTACCAGTATCAAATGCACAAGCAAGAGAAACATTAGCAAATATTAAACAACGTGCCCCTGCCCGATATTATACACAGAACAGAATGGTTAATGGCGAAGATTACAACAACTTCCCATATACATTATACAATTCAATTATTAAAAGCAAAGCTATTAACCGCAGTTCAATTGGTGTATCAAAAAATTTAGACTTACTAGACCCGACCGGAAAATACTCCAGCACTAACTCATTTGCAAATGATGGTGCTATATATCAAAATAGTGATAACGGTAATTTAGGATTAACTATTACCTCAACTGGTGACATCATTACGTTCTTAACAACTACGTTAGCCGCTGAGTTAGCAGATAATAGAGCAAAACAATATTACTTGCAAAATTTCACAAGATATAATGTTAATAGTTCTACTGGTGACGGTACTGTATATTGGAAAGAATCTACAGTTGATGCAAACAGCGTTACTGGATATTTTTATAATATAAGTGGTAGTGATGAAATACCTATACCAATTGGAACATACTCTACTTACAGTATGAAGTATGCTACCAAAGGCGCGATGATAAAACTTACTGCTCCTGCAGGATATTATTTTGACGCTAACAATCGTTTAGTTGCAGGCATACCTAGTGCCAGTAACCCTACATACATTTGGACTACTGTACTTAATGTAATTGGTGACGGGTACAACAACGGTACTGGTCAATTCAGTAATGGTACTGGCCCAGTAACATTGAATGCATTTATCCCTGAAGGTGTAATAGTAACACAAATTATCCCTGCGTTTGATAACTCATTACCGGCATTGGTCATACAAGAATGTATTACACGAATGGAATTGAATCAAGATTTTTCATTAGTATTCAATAACTCGTTGCTTGTATCACAGGATCGCTGGAGTGTAGATTCATATGATGCTACTAATTGGTTTGTAAACTTTAATAGCTTAGGTTATGTAAAAGTATTAGCAACAAATACACAATATAACTCAAACTACCCGTTGAGTAAACCAGTACAAGTTAGTATTTTGGGACAGACAGTTGAGAGCGACGGCTATATCAATGACTTTGAAGTAGAAGTAGCAAGTATTGATGTAAATGATAGAACAATTATCAATGATCCAGACTTCTTTACTACAGTTACAGGTTATCAACCTAATACGTCTAACATTGGAATATATGTATTCTTTGAACTAGTTGAAGATGCTATTAGCTTGTCTCGCTATCAAATTATACCTAGCACTAGTGTCAACTATGCATATGCGACTAAGAATCAAATTGAAGTTGTAAAATATGAATATCCTGAAGGACAATTGTTCTATGCATATTCTGAAAACAAATTCTATACAACAATACAAGATGAAACTATTAATACTCCATACTATGTATTAACTGAGCAACCTCAATATACTATTCAGTATGGACGTCAAGGTTTACAGTTCCAGTATCGTCACAACAGTAACAATACTACACGTATTGATCCTGCAACAACAAACATTATTGACTTGTATTTGGTAACACAAGCGTATTATACTCAATATCAAAATTGGATACAAGATACTACTGGTACTATTGCAGAACCAAACAAGCCTACTATTAACGAATTAAATCAGTCTTATGGTACTCTACAAGATTATAAGATGTTAAGTGATAGCTTGATACCTAATAGTGTAACATTTAAGCCTTTGTTTGGTGCAAAGGCAGCCCCAGCATTACGTGCGACTGTCAAGGTAGTCAAGTCTACCAACACTAACGCTAGCAATAGCGAAATACGCAGTGCAGTACTATCTTCAATGAATAGTTATTTTAATATTAATAACTGGAACTTTGGAGACACATTCTACTTCTCTGAATTGAGTGCATACTTGCACGATCAATTAGGAGAATTAATTAGCTCAGTGGTACTTGTACCTAATAACCCTACTCAATCTTTTGGTGACTTATATGAAATTAAATGTGCCCCTTACGAAATCTTTCAAAACGCAGCCACAGCATCTGATATACAGGTAATAGCCGCACTCACACCCGCCGAATTGCAAATAAGATAAGTAATATAATTGATAGAGATTTAATATGGCCACAAGTACAAGAATTAGAACACTAAACTTTTTACCAGACATTTTCAAAACAACAACCAATGCACAGTTTTTAGCGGCTACATTGGATCAAATTGTTGACCAACCCAATACAGAACGTATTGAAGGTTACATTGGTACTAAGTTTGGTTACGGCATAAATGCAAAAAACAAATATGTAGTTGAGCCAACAAAAACACGAACAGATTATCAGCTAGATCCTGGTTTAGCTTTCTTAAAGAAAGATACAGGAATAGCACAAGACTTTATAAGCTATCCAGGCATCATTGATGCATTAAAGCTTGAAGGTGGATTAACAAATAACAATAATAGATTGTTCAACAGTCAATTCTATTCATGGGATAGTTTTACTGACTTAGATAAGATTATAAGATGTTAAGTGATAGCTTGATACCTAATAGTGTAACATTTAAGCCTTTGTTTGGTGCAAAGGCAGCCCCAGCATTACGTGCGACTGTCAAGGTA